CGGACAGGAGTGACGTCGACTCCTGAGAAGGAGTCCATGCCACACGACTCTCTAAAGAGTCCACTGATGCAACTCTTATCACGGTTTACTTTTAAACCAAATGATTCGAGGTGTTCGATCGCGTTCAAGGAAAAGTCCTTCGTAACGATCACATCATCACCGTACACTAAGATACTATCTCTAGTATCTTTGTCGGGTGCCGCGGCGGTCAGGATGGCCCAAATGGTAAGCGCCAATATAGGGAAGCATAAACAACTTCCCATTGGAGCGAACTTATTAAGCTTTAATTCCGTTCCGTCCGGTAGCACCGTTGATGAAGTCCTACACGCCTCTAAATACGTATAAACGTGTTCAGGGAAGAGCAGGCGAACTAGATCAGTAGAAACGCGATCCGAAGCCTCGTTGAGGTCAAGGGTCACGTACCGACCGTTCAAGGAGCCTAGATAGGCACCTCGACGATTAGGTTCCTGATCAGTGAAGAAGACATTGTATCGAGTGATCCAATGCCGCTCCACTAGCCGAACTATTGCCGAGCCTAAACCTTGCTGAATCCATTGATAATCAACGGGTTCACACGAGATAAGGCGTGGGCCGCGAGAGTCCTTCGGTACAAGGATAACCTTGGCTGGAAGAGACTCACTAGTTATGTGCTGTATAGCATCATAACGATCACAGACATGACCGATAGAGGCCATATAATAGGCGTCTAACGGGTAGTGGTCTGTGATTCGACTCGAGATGTTAGTCCACAGGTATTTGTCCCAGAGTTGTTGCTTTGTAGCAACAGCTCCAGGCCCATGCCTTGGAGTGACGTCTAACGGATCGAAGTTCGAGAATACGTTACTCAACAATATTCTCGCTTCGCGTAGTACTTCTATTTTTGTCGGATCCGCTTTATAGCGAACTCGACGAGTGGAAGTACTAGACTTAAGGCCAGCTTCAAGTTCTTTGAAGCCGTCCTTGAGGGTTTCGAGATCATCCTCAGTTTTCGCAAACTTTTGGATGACTTGCTGTTCTTGTTCATCAGAGTATGGTAGTTTGTACTTATAAAATAAGTAGCATACTTGCCGTACTGCAGCGACAATACCGCCAATATCAACTCTCGTGAGAGAGCCTTTGCTGGCGGTTTCTTCACACGGATGCAGGGGTAGTACCCCGTCTGGTTGGAGTACGCAACTTATTAACTCTCCGAGAAACCTCGGTAAGTTACTGTTATCCATCGGCTTGAAGCCAATGTCTACAGCGTTAAGTGGCGTATTTCCAGCAAGAGCCTTATCAAAGGCCTTGCCCAGACGTGGCAGAGTTTTCGTAAGAAAACCCATACCTTCTGCACGCACCCTTTTCTCGATCTTGAACAAGGTCAAGTTAAGGGCACGAGTGTTGAACACCAATCCATGAGCGTTCTGAACGTCACGGAGCAGTGCTGCGATGAGTTCTAACTCATACAGGCTTTTAGTGGACTCCATAAGGAAATCCTCCTGTAAGCCAAGCAATACACCGTGATTACAGACGAGACGTCTAAAACAACTATGAAACGTAACAATAAGTCACGCCGCACAGTCAGCGGCATTCTTCCTTCGATTCCTAACGCGGAAGTTCCTGCGGTTTCCCGCAAGTCCTACCCGTCGGTCCTCAAAGGATACTATGTCGCCTCACGTGATAGGTGGGAAGTTGGACTGGATTCACTCACACTTCCTGAGTCAGAGGTCGGTGGTTACTGCGCAAATTCGATCGTACACGTCCTCACACGAAGTGAAGACGGACGACCGGTTTCGTACGTAACCGTTGATCCCAAAAACTCAGAAGAACATGAGTTCTTCCAATTACAACCCTTCTAGTCTCACGACTATAAGGCCACTCATACGAGAGTCCTAGACAAGAAGAGCAACACTGAGGGGGCGGAAGTCTTAAAGACCTCCACTCAGAAGTGTTGCGGCGCCGTTGCCAGTACCGTCATAGAGGATCGTCGTCGAGGCCCCAAGAGAGGCCATAAACGACATTAACTCTGCGACAACATTGGCAGCCTCAGCGTTCGAGGTCGATGCACCAACAGGGTGATCGAGTACTGCGTACGCTGATACGACCACAGGAGTGACAGAATCCACACCCGAAATGACAGTTTTGTCAAATCGGATGACGGACCGCCGTCGCTTCTTAAGGCCGTTCCCAGACTCCTGATGCGCAATGCTCAGGCGGTGGGGGGCAGATGGTGTTTCGCTGACAGCAGCGAACACAGTTTGCCGGTCGCTAGTAGAGATACGGGAGAATTCAACTTCCGTACCGCCACTGTTCTTGATCTCGTTTGTTACTAGTGTATTACTTAGCATGGTTTAAATGTGGATAATCGATCCACACGATGATCATCTACGTATATACGTAGTTAAGGGCTGATCATTACCTAGACGGACGCCTACGTCGTGCTATCACTAGCGCGGCGCCCAGGCTGAACTCTTTAGCGCTCAGCCCGCTTGTTTCTAACAAGCTAGACGACACAATACCCGTTCCTCGGCGATAAGCCGTTTCACGGACTTGTGGCATCATGACCTCTGGAAACCGAGAAGGCACACCAGGAAAACCAGTAGACTCCGTGAGGATTCTAGTGGTTACAGTCCTGACGCGTTTGATGGACCAGAGGCTATCTAGTATGTTTATCTTCGGTTCCATGTTGAGAACTTTGCGGCTATTGAGCCATTGGCCTACGCCAATGACCCAGTCGACGACAAAGCTCCAAGGAATAGCGTTCCAGATGATTGCAGGGTTAAGGTTAACCCCGAAAGCATCCAGTAAGCTAAGCACTCGAGCATGCTCGAGTTGGAATGGAGTAAAACTATAGTTATACTTCACTTCAGCATGGAATATAGAGTCATCGTACTTAACGTCACGAGACATTCGGTAAAACGTAAAGGGCAAATACGCCCCCTGAAAAGGGGGAACGGTAAATGCCAAATACGAATCCGTATGATCCGTAACATGAGGTACGATCTCTTCGAAGACCCCCGAAAAGTGGGCCTTTTGAGGAG